GGAATTGGTAGACGTAGTGGACTCAAAATCCACCGCTGGCGACAGCGTACCGGTTCGAGTCCGGTCACCGGCACCATAATACCTACCCTTATTTGATACAATGGTATCAGCAAGGGTAGGTATTTTTATATGCTCTTTTACCCCAAAACAGGGTGATTCCCTAAACTTTGCAACTCATTTTGATTTTTGTTGCCCAGGGATTGTGCTTTCACCCGGTCTCGCGATCGCTGAATCCCCACATATTGCGCTTTCAATTCGTTAAACAACCGCAATTCGTTACATTACCGGACTATTCGTTATACAACCAAAATGACCGAAAAAGAGCCGGCATATTTGGTAAACTTAGCTACTTGCATACTTTCGGTAGCAGAGTTAACATCACACCCACACTTGGGAGGTGATGACATTGCAACCATTTTTGGATCTTTTGAAACGATGCGCCGAGAACCATACTTTTGATTCTGGAGACCCGGATTGCAAGACCGTGCTGGATCAGTTGTACCGCACCTACGCAGAATCTCACGAATCCGACCCACCGGGAATCCGGGAAGGCTTCAAAGAACTGGAGAATTATTTGGAAGTCCTGCCCCTGGATGACAATAATGCGGTATTCAACCTTTGCTGCCGGATCTGCGTAGCCTACGAATACAAAGCCTTTATCGACGGCTTCCAGTACGGCATCCAGCTGATGAAGGAACTGCAGCAATTGAAATAAGAGCGCAAGTGTGCTATTATATTTTCACCTATAACAAGTGGCAGAAGGTTGCTTGGTAAAGATATCATGAAAGGTCAAAAACTATGGTTACCAGGAACTCTCAGCAAAATGCAATTGTTCAGTCACATATTCAGATGCCAAAACTGTTGTTAAAGCGATTTCACAACAACAATAATCGGTTTTTCTATTATGATATTCAAAAAGGATTTGTTGGCACAAAAGGTACCGCAGAATCAACAAATACGGAGTTGGGGTTTTATTCTATCTCTACGGAACATTATCTGCGAGATACCATTGAAACGCCATTCGGTCAAATATTAGCATATATCGACAAAATAGATTTTAGTCAAAAAGGATTTCGGATGACACATGATTTTGATCAGATAACTCGAAATTTTGTTTATTCGCTGTTATCAAGAGATCCTGTTTCTATGAGTGAAATGGAGAAAAATAGCATCTACGCACAGTTCCTTCCTAAACGTTCACGCCACGATTATGCTGCACGCAATGGTCTTATTACTGCCAATAAAAATAAGGTATTTTTAGACTATATAATAACATTTATGGTCAATCGTACAGATGTACCATTTGTGCTACCAATAGGAGGAGTGTTTAGTTACGAAGTTGAAAAACATAGCGTGATAAATCTTCCTATCTCACCTCAGCTGGCTATTAGCTTAGTGCATGAAAGTTATGCAGATAGACTAAAACACGAAGACGGCGCTTTATCGATGTTCTTGGTAGAATACCCGGAAATCGTTAAACGGATCAACGGCTTTGCTTTTTCATCACAGATGAAACGCCAATGGGGATGCGATATCTGTCCAGAGAGAGAAGAACTGGATCGTCTAAAGGATGAAGCCAACACATGGATATAGGGAAAGAACTCAGGTTAGTGATGATTCGACTAGCCTGAGTTCTTTTTGATGTGGTGCATTTCACATCCGAACCATTATTTCTGAGCCGTTTTTGAAACGGAACACCAGGCGGTCATCGGCAAAGACCGTCACATGGTCAACCACAGTATTCCATAGGGCATCTGTGAAGGTGATGTCCAGCAGATCCAATTCTTCCAATGCCTCCAGGCAGTTGCCTATGGCCTCGGCCTGGATCTGCCGCCGTTCTTTCTGTTGCAGCAAGGCATCGTATTCTGCCTGCAGTTTTTCATATCGTTCAACCAGGGAATTGTACCGGTCTGCATAGGCAGCTTGGTCAGTTGCCTGGTTTGCGTTTTCATTCACCATCTGCCGGATCATCCCGGCCACCACATCCATTTCTTGTAGTGTCCTGTTGCTGTCGGCATCCAGGGTGGCGGTGTCCAACAGTTCTTTTAGGATCAGCCTACCGTCTTCCAAAAGGGCGGTGCGATCAGTGAGCAATTGACTCAGTGCCGTAATAAAATGCTCCTTTAAGTCATCTTCGTAAAGGTGAGGTGTATTGCAAGGATCGCCATTTTCATATTTGGCATTGCATCGCCAAATGATTCGGCGGTACTTGCTGTTGCTGTGCCACACTTTTGAGCCGAAGATTTCTCCGCAATCACCGCAGATGATTTTCCCGGCAAAGGGACTATTGCACACCGTGTACCGTGGGCTATTCTTCCGTCGCGCCAGCTCCAACTGCACACGATCCCATTCCGCAGGGGCGATGATTGCCTCATGGCTATGCTCCACATAGTACTGGGGAACCTCACCCTCGTTGATCTTCGTTTTCTTCTGAAGGAAATCCACTGTAAAGGATTTCTGCAATAATGCGGAGCCTTTGTATTTCTCGTTACGGAGGATGCTCTCCACCGTGGCTTTTTGCCATACAGTTTTCTTTGCCGGAGTGGGAATGCCTTGCTGCGTTAGATGTCGTGCAATGGCATTGGTGGATTGTCCTTCAATGAACATCCGGTAAATGGTGCGAACAACATCCGCTTCCTCCGGTACAATCTCCGGCAGACCGTTTGCGCCTTTGCAGTAGCCGAGGAAATGGCCGTAAGGAATGCTGACCTTGCCATCTGCAAACCGCTTCCGCTGTCCCCAGGTGACATTCTCAGAAATGGATCGGCTCTCCTCCTGGGCAAGGCTACTCATAATCGTAATCAGCAACTCACCCTTAGAATCCAGGGTCCATATGTTTTCCTTTTCAAAGTAGACCTCCACACCGGCATCCTTCAGTTTGCGGACGGTGGTGAGGCTGTCCACGGTATTTCTTGCGAAGCGGCTGACCGACTTGGTTACAATGAGGTCAATCTTGCCATCCAGGGCATCTTGCACCATACGATTAAAGCCTTCACGGCGCTTGGTGTTGGTGGCGGAGATGCCTTCGTCAGTGTAAACGCCAATGAACAGCCAATCCGGTCTGTCTTGTATGTAACGGGTGTAATAATCAACCTGTGCTTCGTAACTAGTCAGCTGCTCTTCGCTGTCCGTAGACACACGGGCATAAGCAGCCACTCTGCGCAGTTGTTTGGATTCCTTCGGCAACCGAGTGACGGGATTGATGGTTGCCGGGATCACTGTAATATTCTTAGGTGCTTGCATGATGCGACCTCCTTTCCAAATCTTTCTGTCTGGCGGCTTCTTTCATTTCCGGTGTCCAGCTTTGCCGCCGGGAGCGGTCTTGCCATCGTTTAACGATTTGTTCTCCGCTTGTAAGGGTAAGTACCAGGGTGTTGTCATCGCAGGCTTGCAGCGCCGTTATTTTACCGATACCGCCAACCTCGTCGACAATGGCTTCTAAAATACTCTCCGGTATTGCCTTTGAGGGGCAGGCTGCTTTGCCATAGGTATTGTAAGTCGTGCATATCCAAACGGGGCCGGTTTCCTTGACCTTCCTGCGGTAGTGCTTTCCACACCCGGCGCAGATCAGTTTGCCGGAGAAGGGGTATTCCTTCCGCTTCTCACCGGGGTGCGTATGCTTTTCTGCCCGGCGCTTCATTTCCTCCTGCACAGCGTTAAACGACCGCAGAGGAATGATTGCTTCGTGGCAACCTTGCACATGGTACTGCGGCAAGGCTCCGTTATTCGGCTCGTCCCGCTTTGTGAGGTGATCCACCCGTCTGTACTTTTGCAAAAGCAGGTTTCCGGTATATGCATAGTTTTGCAGAACGGCGGCAACGCTGGTCTTGCCCCAATCATTGCCAAACCTCGTGGGGATGCTATCTGCATTCAAACGCTTGGCAATGGCCGTCATTCCAGATCCTCCAAGGTATTCCGTAAATATCCGGCTGACAATTTCTGCTTCTGTTGGCTCAACGACTAAAGTGCCGTCTTCGTATCGGTAGCCAAGCATCGTGCCGTTCCAGGGCATTCCGTTTTCAAAGTTGCGACGGATGCGCCACTTTTGGTTCTCGCTGGCAGATAAGCTTTCCTCCTGGGCATAGCTTGCCAGGATCGTCAGCATCAGTTCTCCGTCAGCAGAAAGGGAGTGGATGTTTTGCTCCTCAAAGAACACATCCACTCCCATGTTTTTCAGTTCACGAACGGTTTCCAGCAGCGTCACGGTATTGCGGGCAAAGCGGGATATGGACTTGGTGATGACCACATCCACCTTGCCTGCTCTGCAATCCGCCAGCAGCCGCTGAAAGTTTTCTCTGTTGTCCTTGGTGCCGGTCAGTGCCTCGTCTGCGTACACACCAACATACTGCCAGCCACTATGGTTTTGTATCAGTTTGCTGTAGTAGCTGACCTGGGCGGACAGCGAGTGCAGCATCGCATCCTTGCCGCTGGAAACACGAGCGTAGGCGGCGACCCGTATCAGCTTGGGAAGCTGCGCTTTGGGGAAACGGGTCTGGGTTACGATTCGCATATTACTCCTCCTTTGTATCATATTGGGGTAGTTCATATTCGCTCTAGCCGGCACATATATCAAGCACTTTCTGCGAAAATACTATCCGAAGATAGGCCGTACTTTTTGGTGAGTATAGTGCGTATGTGACAATACTCATCCTCGTTGAAAACACCCTGGTTTTTGAGATTTCGGTACAGCGCCAGGGAGGTGCGGTAGAGAATGAGATTGCCGGGGGCATACTTATCCTGCCCGTCGGGATGCACGGTAGCATTCCCGGCAGCAGTATTTGCGGCCTGCATTGCCATAGCTCTCAAACTCCTTTCCGCATTGCTGGCAGGTCAATTTGTAATAGGCCTGCTTGTTGACTTCTTCTTTGTGGCTGTTCCAATACGCCATCCGGCAGCTATCCGAGCAGAACTTTTTCTCCCGGCGACCCTTCGGCTGCTCGATCCGCTTGCCGCAGTGCTTGCACACTTTGATGCCGGAGATATGCCGGTGGCGGTGGATGTAGGAACGAACGGTGCTGGGAGACAGACCCAGCTTGGCAGCGATCTCGGAAGGCGCGTGTCCTTCCAGCCGCATATTGTTAATGGCGATTTGATCTTGCAGTTTCATTGTGACACTCCTTCCGTCTAACTGCAGGAGGGAGGATGACCCCAAAGAGCCACCCTCCCCAAATGGATTATTCTTCAGGCTCGGCAACGGGAGTGCCACTGACCTTCAGCATCTTAACAGCATCCGGCAGTACCAGCTTGGCATCCACACGCTCGGTGGTGATGAAAGCTACCTGGCCGCGATCCGCATAACGTTCCACCAGACGCTTGATGACACGCTTACCGCGATCGCCGATCCAGAAATGCTGGAAGTCGCCAAACATCACAGGGATGCTGCCGGGGGCCACATCATCCATGGATTTGCAGATGTAGATTCGGTAACCGAACAGATACTCCGGCTCGCCCTCCTGCAGATTGTTTTTCCACAGAGGTCTGCCGTCGTAGTGGCGAATTCGATGCAGCGTTCTGAGCGCATCCTCAGACATCAACCACACGGCATTCTTCCGGTAGGGCTGCTTCACAGAATGTTCCAGATTGATGATATCGTCCAGGGTGATGTCGCCATCAGCATCAGACATCGTACCCACGGAAGCCTGGTACATAAGACCCAAAGGCTTGCCCTTGCCGTTGCCACGGATAAAGGCCTCTTCTTCCGCTTCGCCGATCCGCTCGGCATAGATCTTGCGGATATATTCCTCAATATCCACACCGCCGTCTTCCAGCATTTCATCCGATACCCGGATAGAGGTTGCCAGCTTGTACGCATCCAGCACCACCTCGCCGAAGTCGGCTTCATTGATACCCCAGGGTTCACCTTCTCTGATCCAGGCGGCATCACCGATGCCATTGGCCACAGGGATATGCATTCTCTGGGTAGTGGGAATTACTTTGGCAATCTGCCGGATCACATTCTTCTCCGCCAGAGCCTGAACCAATTCTGTATCGTATGTATCCGGCACCAGGTAGCCACCGGCACCGTCGCTGCCCGCCTTCAGACCGTTCTGAGGCATACCGGTGTGCATATGCTCCCAGAATGCTGCGTTGTAAGCCGCAGCCTGCTTCTTTGCTTCGGCAGAAGGGTCGACCTTCTTACCTGTGATCTGTGCCTCCAGTTCTTCCAGACGGCGCATTGCCTCCGCGGCAGTTCTAACATTACTCATAAAATAATCCTCCTGAAAATTAATAGTATTTTTGACCCATACGGGCGCGGAGCAGCCGCTCCATAACATCGTCCTGGGGAGTTTTGCCACTCAACTCCACAGCGCAGTTTTCCTTCACGACCTGGAAGATTTGAAACCAGGCGGCATTGGCCTGCTTCATATACTCCCGGCCCATGGTGACATAAGGGGACGAAATAACGGTGCCTGAAGGCTTCTTCGCAAGAAAGCCAAACTCAGACACCGCTTC